TCACAGTGTCAGCACCTTCCATCTCAGCAAGCAACAACGGGCTAATCAACGTCTCGTCATAGATGATGAACTCGCAGTTGTGCTCGCGACGGAAACGTTCCTCACCTAACGCTGCACGCTCTTGGCTTGCCCAGTCATCGCCACGTTCAGGATGCTTGTCCCACGTAGCGAGATAGCTTGCAAAACCGTTGCGACCTATCTCTTTCTCGTTACCATATTCATCTAACTTCTTGTTTGCTTCGCGCCATATGAATGAGAACTGATCGTCATCGCTGTTTGGTGTCGATGTGATGATTGCCTTACCACCAGTAGCAAGCGTAGGCGAGATGGAAGCCCAGAATTCTCTGGCAATCGTAGGTCTAACGAATGCAAACTCGTCACAGTATAGCAGCGAGATGGACATACCACGACCGGTCGTTTCTGTAGTAGTGGCGCTCACGATGCGGCTACCGTTATCAAAATCGATGCTGCCCTTGTTATAGCTGACAACACCGCAACGTATGTGATCAGGCACTGCTTCGTAAGCATAGCGTATACGCTGCATAATTTCCTGTGCACCTGTATATTTGTGTGCAGCAATAAGAATAGTTGAGTCTGGTACAAACATAGCATACCACACTAGGTATCCTGCCGCAGTTGTAGTCTTGCCCATCTGTCGTCCAAGCATGTTGATGCTGAAACGATAAGTGTGATAGTTATGTATTAAGTCCACCTGATAATCAAATGGTTCATATTGAATTTTACCGCGAGTTGGATGTTGGATATAAAAGAAGTTACGCATAAAATATTCTGGACCTGTTTCAGGATCCATACATGCTGCAAATTCAGCAATCTGTTTATCGGTATAGGTGTGCTTTTTGTGTGCTTTTTTTACTAAGACAGATTCAACGTTACTCATGTTAATTTCTTTTCTGCATTCTTTGCTAACAACGTTTGGCGAATTTTCTCCCTCGTTTCTGGTGAAAGCGTCTTACCTTTATTAAAACTGCTTAAGCGTTCTTTTTGTTCGTCGCTAATTTTCTTGCCTTTGTGCTTTGCACCAATTTTCTTTTTTGTTTCCTCAGAAGACTTTGTGCCTCGTCTTTTTTCTGCTATTAATTTGTATTTTGTTTTGTCAGCATTAACTACGATTTCACCAGTTGCAATTCTCTTTTTTCGAGTTTCGCTTATCTTTCTTCTATGCTCTTCAGAAAATTTCTTACCCAAATGTTGTTTTACAAAAACGTCCTTTAAAGACTCTTTTAGAATTTGATATGTCCTTGAATTAAGTTTATATCTGTTTTGTTGATGAATGTTGCTCGCATGGATCATCATCCAAAAAGCATAGGACATTTTCATTTTCTCGTCGTTTTCTGTAAACTTAATCAATAGCCAATGGCAAATAAAATGCTCTTTTGCAGTTAAATTAACTAAATTTTCTTTAGTATCTGCGCCACCCAAACTTCGTGGAATAATGTGATGTTTTTCAAAATATCCGTCCAAAGTTCTTACTTTGGCATTGTTAATAATGTTGTCGTACCAACGCTTGTACTTGTTATCGATCATACTATATTTAGTTCTTAATCAATATTCCTTCCATTGGACCTGCCATTAATTAAATTCCTTAGTCACGTTTCTAAAAATTGTTCTTCCCCAAAAGTCTGTATGTGCCAAATATATAGTATGTATACGTGCCTCTATGTGGTTGCGCCAATGTTCTAAAAATTGGTGCGAACGGGGAAAATCTGGTTGACGATCCACGGTTTGCCATATAAACTCTTGGAGTAAACTTTGATAATCCGGAATATAGTAATATATCTGGATTGTAGTCAATCTTTCATCAAACTCTTGTTTGGTCATGTAAATATTTATTGGAGAACGTCGTGAGTGACTGCTTAATTTTGAACGCAGATTATAGACCTTTAAGTTATTTGCCTTTGAGCACTATTCCTTGGCAACAAGCTGTTAAGCTAGGATTTATGGGTCGTATTACAATTTTAGAGGAATACGATAATTGGCAAGTGCATAGTCCAAGCACTACCCTTAACGTACCTGCGTTGGCAATCACAAAAGAATATATGAAATATAAGAAGGGCGTTCGCTTTTCTCGTAAGAATCTATACTTGCGTGATCTTTATCAGTGCCAATACTGTGGAGATACGTTTGATGCACATGAACTAACTATTGACCACGTGGTTCCAGTTAGTAAGGGTGGTAAGACTGAATGGACTAACTGTACTACAGCATGTATGCCTTGCAACTTAAAGAAGGGCAATAAGCTTGTGCAGCCTCGCCGCTTGCCATTCAAACCAGAAGTATGGCATCTAATTAACAACAATATCGAGCATCTTAACTTTCACATTAAGCATGAAAGTTGGCGCCCGTATATTGAAGCTATTGGATAAATATTAGCATTAAAGGAAACCTCGATGACTGATATCCGCAAGCATATTAATATTGTAGCTGAGGCTACTTCTAGCTATGAAACTCGTGTACAAGGCGTAGTTGATAAGGTGCTTGACAAGCACGCATACTATCCTCTAAAAGGAAAAGAGGAAATTATGCAAGCTGTTAAAGGTGCTTCTTACGGTGTAACTGACTACATGATGGGCGGTCGTACTCAGAAAGAGTTTGTTGCTGATGTTCTTGCAGGCCTCAAAGGTAAGCTTAATAAACCAAAAGCTGATCCTGCTGTAAAGAAGGCAGAAGCAAATCAAAAGCTTCAACGTATTGCTGATAAGATAAACGACGTAATTGGTTCTACATTCCCTGATGGTGACCCAATTGATACACTTTATCCTTGGATGCTTAGACAGGGGTTTGATGATAGCAAAGTAATGACATTGCTAGACAAGGCTGCACGTTTGAACGGATATAAGAGCTACTATAGGCAGCTTGAAGACTTCTGGGATCAAATTGCTGCTGATAATCCAGGCGGATTTGGCGGCAGTGAAGTTACTAAAGACAATAACCCTTGGCGTAGTAGTCGTTAAATTGGTTTCTCGCCGGTTAAGTATGGCCTACTAAACCACAATTTAAACCACTCTTGAGAGCCTGTCTGTATGTTATTTTCACGTTGCAGCTGGGCTTTTTCTGTTCCCGTAATTGAAACGTTAATGCCTTCATAAGCTGTCCAGTTAGGTTTATTACCTATACCAGCAAGCAACTTCATTCTATCTAATTCATCCATTTGCTGCTGGTTGTTCTGTTTGATTCATGTAATCGTAAAGCTTTTTACCACCGTACAATATAGCAATTACTCCAGCAACTGGAATAGAATACTTCATTACAACTAAAGCGAATGCTTTAATAGTAACTGGATCTAATGTATTACCTACCATTTCTGTAATTGCTGTTATTGCTTCATCAACTGATTTATATACGTAGTAGCTGCCACCTGTTGCAATTGCTGCACCCGGATGCTTTAATAGAACTTTACCTATTCCAACAGCAGTTTTACCAACTGCTTTACCAATAATCTTTGGTGCTTGCTTTACAGCTTGTTTTGCTGTCTGCTTTGCAGCTTGACCAAACAAAAATCTACCAAGTGCAGGTGCACCTATTCTAACTGCTGTAGCTATTGCTGGAAGCAAAAACGCCCATTCGTTTAATTGCTGTGATTCATTTACAACTTCATTAACTTTCATAGCGTTTACCTTACCAAATACTTTTTAATTAAGTTCTTTACAGTTTGTACAAAACCAGGTTTTTCTTTTTTATCAATTATTTGACTTACATCAGCTAAAAACTTGTAAGCACGAGTTATCAATCGCTTATATTCTTTTGGATTTTCAAAATCTTCTGAACGTAATCTATGTTGCTGTAAGTTATTTGCAATTGCACTGTATACATCGCTACGTGCAACTCTATCATAGTTGCTTGCTAAATCCCAAAGTGCTTGACTAAATCTCGCATTAACTTCCATTGGGTGTTTCAAATATGCTTGATAATCATCTTTTGGCTGTTTGTAAGGAACTGCCAGTAATGCTCTTCCGCCACTTTTTAAATCATCGAGAGCATGTTGTAGCTCATGTAATATAGTACTTGCTGGATTTTTCTTTTTTTGTAATAATAACTTTGTGTTTATATTAATAATATGATAAGGAACAGGGGAGTAAGCCCCAAATTCTCTTTCGCCTGTCATCTCTCTGTCATTTGATACAAAACGCAATGGTTCATCTGAATAATTTGGTATGGCTTTAAACAATAAAAATTTAACAGATTTTGTTTGAATAGGAGGAATAGGTTTACCCATGTGATATGCTATACGTTCTAGTGTCATATCAAACCCGTCAAATGTCTCTATATTTTTTCTACTTAACATCCAACGACTAACGTAGTTGGCAACAGCCATTAAATCTTTAGTTTCAGCTACATCTTCTTGTAATGTAATTTCTTCAATAAGCACGGTGTTAGACTCCGTACTTGTTCTTTTTTGCTTTAGCAACCGGACTTGAAACACTTGTATCTTTAGGTTCGCTCGCTTCTCCGCTTGTCATCCATTTGCCTTTTTTGCCTAAAATTTTTAATCCGTGCTTTAATTTTTCTTCATCTGCTTTTGTATAAGCATAAGCAGCAGGCATATTTGCTAAATCAGTTTCAGTAGTAGGATCATGATCTGGTGCCATTGCAACAGCAGTCATAAATCTGTAAAACTCATAAAATTGATCTAGTTCAGGCATAACCATAATATTAGCTACCTGCTTTTCAGTGTATGGATGCATCTCACCGTTAGCTTCATTTAAGAATTCCTTAGCTCTCATACCCCATACCTATTCTTTTTCTTTTTAAGAACCGGGCTTTGTTTGTTAATATTTTTAGGTTCTTCACTTTTAGCAGTAGTAATCATCGAAGATGGTTGACTTGTTACTTTTAAAGCTGTTTTTAAAATTTCTTCTTCTCCAGAACTATAAGCAGTAACTACCATATTTTCACCCCAAGGACTTTCAGGCTCTGCTAATGTTTGATCTGGTCCTGAGCTAGCCAAAACTAGCCCCATACGATACTGTAAATATGGATCTTGATTTGGTAAATTAGGCAATACATGTGTTGCAGGCAAAGTATAATTCTCTTCACCTGATAACTTTTGTTCACCTATAAATTCTTTTGCTCTCACTTTACCACTTTCTGCAAGACCAGTAACGAGCTTTTGTGCGTGGACCTGGGTTATCGCAATTATGACGGGCGCGGAAACTCTTGCGGCGTTCTGGATTGCTCTTCTTAATACGCATGTTAGGATCGCCAAAGTTCACTTTCTTTACGTTTCCAGTCTTTGGATCTTTTACGTAAACTTTAAACTTCTTAACATCACCTTGCATTGGTTTACCAAGCGGCACTTTACGACCGCGATACTCTGCTTCGTTGATTGATTCCGTAACATACTTGTTAAGTGCATTAGCAACTTCCTGTGCAACTGCACCATGTCGTGTTACTTCAAGAACACTATTACCTCTGCGGTCGCTTACCCATAATCCGTTAGCAGTAAATGGCGGAAGGAAATCAGCTAACTTGTTTTCAATAATTAACTGTGCAACAAGTTCTGCACTTTCTTTTGTAATTTTCGATTCATCTAAACCTTTTTCTGATTTAGTATTGTTCATATCAAGCTTCCAGCCATTAGCCGCACGCCATTTGGGGTTGTTGATCTTTGAATCCCAATTGCTACCAAAGTGACGCTTTGCATCTTCTTCTGTATCAAATGTATAAGTCTTGCCATACTTTGATGTAACAACAATTTTCTTTAGCTTAAATGGCTCAGTACGTGGAATTGATGTAATACCCATTTTCCAGTTTTCAATACCTTCTGGTATCGCTGATTCACCATAATCTTTTTCACCAAACTCTGCTTCACGATACCCTGCTTCGTATGCAGCAATTTCCGCTGGATCAGTTAAAGGCAGTAATTGCATTTGTCCTTTTACTGCATCTGGACCAGTGTATGGAGCAATTTTATGTGGGCGAGATTTTCTACCGTAATAAGCATCAGCAGCACCGCGATCATATGGGCTACCAGGTGAAGTATCGTAATTTTGTTCTTTTACTGGTTCTTTAGTTGGCATTCCTGATAAACGACGAATATCATTAATGCTTTCTTCGTAATCTTCTTCTCCATAATAGTATGCATCCTTTTCTTGTTCAGATGCTTTTATTAAGTTGCTTACATCGTAACTTTGAATATCATCATTTTTAAATTGTACATAAGCAAAATTGCCGCTTGGAGCAAGTTCAACTACTTCACCTAAATCGTTTTCGTGTGATGTTGGATAGTTAATACGAACAATGTCGCCCACTTGAAGACTATCTTCTTCGATAGATTCTTCATAATCACCTTCAGTTGAACTTGGCCCAAACAATTTTTTATCTAACTTATTTGCTGCTGCTTTGAGTCCTGTACCAACAACTGCTTTAGATGCACCACGTGCTAATGCACCTGCGCCTCTTGCTAACGCTCCACCTACTGCACCAATAACTGGTGCAAGTTCATCTATTTGATCATCTTCAAAAGTACAACCGCAATCTTCAAGCATCTGTATTGCTTTCTCATCTAGTGCAATTGTAATACTACCTTCAGTGTGTTCAATAACAAATGTTTCAATATTAGTTAAATCTCTTATGCTAATATCAAACTCATCACCTGTTACTGGCTGAATAGAAGCTAATTCAGCCTCAGTTAAGTACTTTTTAAGACTCATTGAAATTATTCCTTTGACATCGATTCAAACATTTTGCGAAGCTTGCCTTCCATTGCAGCAACCATTGGGTTATCTGCGCCGGCAGCAGCACGCCATCCATCTTTTTCACGATGCATGTCATTACCTGATGGTGTTGCAGCATCCATATCTGCCACTTCTTCATCGGGAGTATTAGCATATGCTGGATCTCTGTCTGCTTCTGTCATTCCGCATCCACTAGTCATTATTTCTGGACCTTGTTGTGGTGCAGGTTGACCAGCTAACTTAAGCATATCAAGTAGTGCCATTGCTTCTTGACCATCAGCTTGAATAGCAATTGCTTCGTCTACCTTTTCTTTATCTTCTTCCTTGTCATCGTCTTTTTCTTTAGCGGCTTTTGACATAGGTTCTTTTTTATCGCCGTCCTTATCTAAATCAAGAAAGTCTGGTTTTGCTTCATCAACTTGTGAAAGTTGACTCATTTTTTCTAGTAATGATTTCATATCCATTTAAAAATTTCCTTAGAGTTGTCCTGCACAAACAGCTCTGCTGTTAATGCGATCATAATAATATCTTCCTGAGTTTGGATCAAAGTGTCTAAAGTATCTAACACTTGTGTTAGCAGGAGCATTTGGTGGATCAAATACATACTGACAATTATCAAGAGCAGTCATGTATTCGTAGTTTGCTTGTCCCTCATATATTCTTTCACTGTAGTAAGATGATGGGTTTGGACATACTACTACCGGAGGAGCAATTGGACGAGGAGGAAGTGGCATTGGAATAGGTTGTGGAACTAACACAACTGAATCTGATGGAACACTTGATTGAATTCTGCCAATGATGTTAGCAAGTTTATCGCAATTTTGACGGATTAAACCAATTGTTAACTTGCGTCCTGCCTTTAGTGAATTACTTAAGCTTCTTGCATTTGAAATTGCATCGTTGATAAGAGTTGGGTCAACAGACATTGCAATTCTTGTTGGTCCGCCATGAATGTTTACATTCTTCATGCTTTCTAATTCGCTAATCAAACTATTAAGTTCGCTCTTCCAAGAAGAAACTTCACTCGAAGTAGCTTTATGATTAGTTCCTCTGTTTAACATATTTCCACAAACGCTGCTACGTATAATTTCTGCATTAAGAGCGCGATCACGCACATAGCTGCCGCCTGGATATGGGAGAACTGCAATTGGTTGATAATAAGTGCCGTCACTTACTGGAAGTCCAGGAACACCTGTTTGACGAACACCAATTGTACCACTAGCACCAACTGAAATCTGACCTGAGCTACCTGGGCTTGGATTTACAACTACTGTAGTTGTGTTGCCATTATATATTGTAGTAACACTAACTGGTTTGCCCGGTTTGCCAGCAGTTACAACTGGTTGAGGAGCTTGTACAATTACTTTCTTTTTCTTGTTGTTACTGCTACCGCCGTTGTGTACACGCAAATCGTTAGCAACAAGAGCATGTGTTTCATCAACAGTAATATCAAATACTTTAAACTTTCCGCCGCGGACACGACGAACTTGAATTTCTTGGCGATCACCAGCAAAGTTCATAACTTGCTTTGTATCATATCCAGCAGACCAATTCGCTCCAGGGGTAAAGAACAACTGATCTTTTGCAACAATAGTTACTTTGCCGTTAGCATGTATTTCAATGCAATCCCTGTGCAATGTAGAGAATGTGTTAACAACCTTACGTGGCTCAAGTTCGCTATTCTCAATAGCTGGATTGAAGCTCATTACCCAGTCGCCTTGCTTAACTTCCTCGATTGGCTTCCACTTGCCGTCTGCCATTAATACTGGTGTGCCTTCTGCGAAGCCTACCACTTGTGCGTTGTGTAACATTTGTTTCCCCTTACTTCATTTTTAATACCATACTTAGACCACCTTGGCCTACTATGGGTTTGTGTACTCTCAAATCTTGAGCCTTTACAGTATGCGGATTAACTTTAGCACCGCTTGTGCCATTAGCTTTTCCGCCCCCTGAACTAGGCTTACGTTTAATATTTATAATTTCTATGCCCATTATAGCTTTCCAGTATTCTTATCGCCTTTAGGATTGCTACCAGAAACTCCGCCAGAGTAGCTGCCGCCGCCAATGCTACCGCTGTTTCTTCCTGCTGCACTTCCTGATGCATCTTTTAGGCCGCCGCCAGTAGATTTATTTCCGCTACCACCTGTGCTTCTTGTGCTTGATCCTGCGCTGCCTGTCTTAGAAGATGACTTTGATGGACCAGCTGGCCCACTGCTATTATTCTTGCCGCCGCCGCCGCGACCTTTATCACTGCCAAAATCATTTCTAGCGCCACCTTCACGGCTTGGTTGATTTGGATTTGTGTTTTTATATTTACCGTCTTGTGCTCTAGAAGCTGTAAACTTCTTCTTTTTAGCCTTAGTTTTAGTTGCGTCTTTTTCTTTTGAATCTACTGTGTACAAGGACAATGTTCTGTTTACTTTTAAAACACTTGCGCCAATTAATTCAATTAATGAGGCTGCAACAGTTTTTCCTGCTGCACTAACAACTGTTTCTTCAAATGGTTTTCTAAGTGATATAGCAAAGGAATTAATATCTGCCATTGAACCAAGTACGTCACCTTTATCGTAACTTGAAATAGAAGAATAATTAATCGCAGTAATTACCTGCTGTGTATAATTGTAGATGCTATCGATACTTGTTTGTATTGTTAACTTAATTTGTGTCAATTGTAACGGAGTAGATTCATCAACGATTTCCTTTAAGAAATCCATCATTGTATCAATACTTTCAACAGTATTAACTGCTGTTACAATATAATCAACTTTTGGTTCTGGTTTGTAGTTTTTAATAACTTTCTTTTTCTTTGACGCACCTAAATTATATGTTTGATTATCATCGTAATCATCTGTCGTTACTTTTTTAGTAGCACCAGCTTTTTTCTTTGCTTTTTTATTGTGTACTCTAATACCATTAGCAACCAAGCTGTGGTTATCTTCTACAACAATGTCGAATACTTGATGCTTACCTCTAGTAATTTGTTTGACTTCAAAAGCTAAAACGTTGCCTTCTTCATCAATTAATTCGTTAGTGTCTACAGCTTCTTCCCACTCTGATTTAGAGTTAATGAAAAGCTGACCAAGGGCTACAACTAATTCAACATCTGAATCTTTAACGTTTACTTTTAGTAAGTTTCTATCAACGTGCATAAAAGTGTTTAATACTTTCTTTGGTTCTAACTTTCCAAAAGCATCAAACTGGTCAAAACTTAAAACAACGTCACCTGATTGAATATTTTCAATTGCCTTTTCTTTTCCGTCGGCCATTAACACTTTAGTACCAACACCAAACCCCATTATTTGCGAGTTAATTTTCATTGATTATTTTCCTTTGCGACCGCTAATTGGGCTAGTTGTTCCCTGTGGTAGATCGTTGGTTGACTGAGATTTTGATGCATTTCCACCAGCAATCTTAAATGCAGGTTTACGTTTCTGATCTTTTAAGAACTTTTGTGTAAACTTATCCCCTGCTGGAAGATTTTTTTCACTTTTTGGATATGGAGCAGTTAGTTGTACTTCATATTCTTCTTCTGCTTCTTCAGCTTTTGCTTCCATTTCAGCTACATTTGGATCATCACTGTTGAATACTTTTATGTATTCTGGGTTTACAGTGCAGTATTCTGACATTCTAGCAATAATTTCTTGGGGTGTTGCAGGATAATCTAATGTCATATCCATGATACTAACTTCAATTTCTTTTAAGTTAGCAAAATCTACTGGATGCTTTTGGATTGGTGTTACTTTTGGCTTATTAATGCTCTGTAAGCCCCACTTTTCCATAGCTGATTCAAGTCTATCAACTTGCTCATCGCTTAAAGTACCTGCTACTTTAATGCGGAAATTGTATTGTTTGGTTGACTCTGTTAAAAACTCAGTAAAGCTTTTCATTGCTAAAAATACCTCTCGATTACGTATTTAGCAATTTTTACTATATGATGCTTTGATTAAATCTTGTTTTTCCGTTAGGGTAATTACGTTTATAGCGTATAATTTTACCTTTATGGCCTAGTTTAGATAGATGTTCTTCTAGCTTTGTTGTTACGGCTCTGCCATGCCCCCAAGGACTAAGTGCATCAATTATCCAAATACTGTCGCCTGAATTCCAATCTTGAAAAGGAATATTTTTACTATTAGTTAACCATGTTCTTTCTGCATTTTTATCTAACATAGCATACGTTATAAAAGCTTTTAGCTCATTGTTTTCGTATATATCAATATATTGCTTTAGTAGTATTGGATAAACAAAAAAGTTTTCAATCATATCAATTCCATAATGATTGTAATTGTTTCTACAAACTGGCAATATTGTGACAACATCGTTTAGTAACGTTGATTGCTCGTTATCTAGTTTGTATTTTTTTGTTAAAGTGCTAACAAACCTTAATTGATTTGTTTTACTACTTGTAACTAACATCAATTACCTTTGATAATTTTTAATAGCTCGTTTCTATCTAGAACTCTGCCTGTGCCTTCAACTTCACCTGCTTCTTCATTATTACCAGTATCTTGTGCGATTTGATGATCTAGTCGTCTCTTTTTAAGTTCAAGATCAAGAAGCTTTAGTTTCTTATCAATCTTACTTGCTTTAGCAGTTAATGCATGACCCATAAGCTTTGTTGCTGCTTCAAAAATAGGGGCAGCGGCTCTTGCATCAACATTCATACCTAAATCCATTAAATCTTTAAATGTTCCCATTGCTTGTTCTGCAAGGTCATCCATTTCCTTATCGCTAGAAGTTAGATCAACGATACTTTTCATTTTATCGTCAATATCTTCTACTTCTTTCAATGTCTCAATTATTTCAGATTGAGTTAATTCTTCGGAATCTGCTGAAGGTAAGTTAAAAAAGTTTTCTAAATTTTTAGTCATGCAATTACTTAGCGACGTTTAGTAGAACCTTTGGTATTTTTAAATATATCTGATTCTGAAATTACTTTAAAAGTAACACCTGCACGTTTAGCCCAAGCATTTGCTGCTTGCCACTTAGCCATATTAACTGCAACTGCTGCAACATTTTGTTTATTTTTGCCTGCAGATTCTAGTGTAGTTTGACTGCTAGGTTTAATTTCAACTAACTCAGTTCTTTGGTTACCATCTTTGTCTTGATAAACAACTAAAAAATCAGGAACATAAATGCTTTGTTTTCCTGTTAACGGATTACGATATGGTATCTTTATTGCTTCACTTGCCCAATTAATAATGTTGGGGTGATTATCACAAAATTGCATAAATGCAAATTCCCAACTTGATCTATATGTTGGTGTTTTTGTTCCAACATATTTTTCAGGATTTTTTACAGTAAACTTACCCTGTAACCACTTCTTGTTAGCCATTTATTTTCCAATGTTTCTGGCAATATTTGGATTTGCTTGTGGCAATACACTGTATCCTAGTTTACTTGTTGGACGTCTGTCACTGTTTAATAAAGAAAGCAATGCTGCTTTAAAGCTATCGTTGTCATTAAAACGCTTAAACTCTTCAATAAACCCAATTGGGTCAACACCTTGATTTTGGGCAATAGTCATTACACTTGCAGTTAAAGCTTCTGCGGCAGTTCTATTACCACTTGTTTTCTTTAGAAAGAAAGTTAACACTGCATCATATTGTTGGCCAGTTACGGGCAAATTTGTACGATAATAACTAGAAAAATATGCATTAGTATTATAATCATCATTAGTTTTTGGTAAATTAGACATATGGCGGTAACCTTGTTCTACTATCGGTTGTTGGTAGTGGCGGGTAAGATTGTAAGAACTTTTGACGTTCTGATGAAGTTAGTCCGTCTGGGATAATTGCATTTACAATTAGAGAAGATAAATTGCCTGTTGCTGTTGTTTGCAAACCATTTGAACTTGGTGCATTAGAATTAATTTGTAATCCATTACTAACAACTGCACCTACACTAGCAATTCTTCCTTGACTATCAAATCTATTGCGCCCGTTTAAATCAACTAAACTGGAAACATTTTTTAATTCTGTTGCAGTTGGAAAGCTAAAGCGTCGAGATGATTGAATACTATTTGCTGCTACTGCTTTGACTGCATTAATTTGTTCAGGACTAATACGAACCGGCAATGTTTTAATTTCATTTTGATAAGGTTGAAAAGTTTTTTGTGTTGATGTTTTTGATATTGCTTTTTCAATCTTATCTATAACACCTTCAGAAACATTTGCTTGGAATTCTCCGAGGGTACTAAATTTATTATCATAATATGGGCTGTCCGGTCCAAACCCTGGAATTTCCTCTGTGCTGCCTTCATAATACAACACAGTTTCGTAATCTAAACGAAGCTGTGTTTCCATTGTTCTTGTGCCTTCAGAATAATCATAACGATCAAAATCAAAACTTGTAATAAGAGGATTAATCAAACTATATTTTGTATATTTGTGATTTCCCATGCTGTAAATGTCTACGCTTTTGATAAACTTTACAGTTTGATTGTTATCTAACCCATAACGATTAAATGGTCTATTTTCTAAGTAAGTATCGTCGAGTCCCCATGCTTCTGGGGTTATGCCAGCATCAGCAAAGTAATAAGTGTTATATGCTAACCACATATCACGTATTATATTTTTTGCATCATCATGGAATGTTAATGACACTGTTTCATATTTTATTTTTTTAGGAATAACTTCTTTTTTGTTATACTTGTTTAATTCGTCATAATCAATGTTAAATTTAGGAAGATCAGCACTCTTACATAATACACTAATTGTTTTGCTTCTATCTCCGTTTTGACTTTGCCCTGGTTGATTAAAAACAATTCTTACATGGAATAAAAATCCAAACTTAGGAGCCATAGCATAGCCAGGCTCTGATAGAAATGTTTTAGCAGCGTGTGTATAATCTCTTAAATTAAAGATATCTGCGTTGCCGCCGTTTGGATTACGGAGGTTGTTGGGACGAAGTTTTGGTACTGGGATTGGGTTTTTAGCCAATTCGTATTCCTAAAGTTACTAATATATTTATAGCCAACAAAAAAGCCCAGCTTTTGAAACTGGGCTTTCTTTGGAGATCTAATTTTATTAGCCTGTAGCAGTAAAGCCTTGTACACGGTCGATAGCTGCACCAACACCAGAACCTTGTGGAGTCTGTAGTGCGTTATCATACTTAATGTCCATAGTAATTTCTACTGCACCGCTATCACTATAGTTAAGTTCGCTATAGTTTACGCTGTTTAAGTAGCAACCATATAGTTCCCAAGTTTCAAGTACAAGTGGAGTATCTGCACCGTTACCACCATCAAGCATTTCAATTTTAGTAGTAAACTTGTAAACGATACCAGCTTGTGCTGATGACTGCTCGAAGAAATCGAATTGACGCTGTAGTTGCTCACCAATCATGCGAGAAACAGTACCAAGTGCATCATCACGTATAACAATGCTAATGTCGTTCCAGCTTGGTTTACCAGCAAGTTTGATCTTGCTGTTGTAAACATCTAGTACAACTTCTTCAAACTGTACTGTTGGACGAGCAGCACTTACAACTTGCTTTGTAAGTTCTGTTCTTTCAGCGGTTACACCAAAGTTTTCAAATATTACTCTAAAGCGATACTTGAGCTTTGGCATTAGCAGACCTTGGCTCTGTGCGCTTTGATCGCTAGCCAATGGAACTGTAAATCTTGTTAAGCTTGCTACGGCCATTGTTATCTCCTATTACCTAAATATTTATACATTTAATTTGCCTTATACTGGTCTGCTTGTAGAAGCGCTGCCGCTAGCAATTTCACCTGTGTTCTTAATGCGAATTGGTATGTAGATAAATTCAATTGCCTTAACTGGTTCAATTGCGATATCAATGTACAATTCGTTACGATCAATCCTATCTGGAGTATTGTTTGTTTCATCGCAAACTACTGCGTAGTCATACAATGCTCTCTTTGATAGATAATCATTCATTAACTTTTCAACGACGCCTTTTACTTCGTCTCTAGTAATCTTGTCGTTTGGTTCAAACAAGAACTGCTTAACTGCTCTGTCTAATACTGTTCTCATATGAACAATTAAACGAGCTACGTTAATACGATCAAGTGCTGAGAAGCTGCTTGAACGTGTCTTTTGACCATCAGCAATGATACCTGAGACTGGGGTAAATGTTAGTGGGTTTACGTTGTTTTCGTAAAGAATATCGCGTATACCTTGGCGTACACCAACACTTACGAATTCACCTTCGTCATTTAAGTAACCAAGGCGTGTTACGTTATCAAGTACACCACGGCGAATACCAGCTGGAGCGAACCAAGGGAATGCAGCTTGGTCACTACGGATAATCATACGCAATACTGCAAAGCTTGGCGGCATAGCAACTTGATTACCTGCTAAGTCTGCACCTAGTACGCTTGGATACCAAACGCCCAAGTATGGATCTCTAGTAACAAGTGAGTTCTCAGTTTCAACACCTTCAAGGTTGCTATTCTGTAACCAACGTGTAAGTGTAGTACCTTCAGTTGGGATGCGGAATGGACTGTCACCTACAACGAATGCTGTCTGCTTACGGTCATTGTTTAGCTGTACCATGTTTGGAATTAGCTCTGGATATCCTGGAGCAGCAACTAGGTTAAACTCACGCATTTCTTCACGGATTTCAGTGTTAGTGTCAATTGCGCTACGCATTGCTTGTACAACTACGTTACGTTGAGCCTTACGACCAAAGTAAGCGTGGCCGTTTTCTCTGCTACCACTAATGCTTACCCACTGGTTAGTTTCTACTGGGAGAACTTCACCTGGGAAAGACTCAGCGTTGTAATAATTACGACGGAACTCTTTAACGTTAAAGCTTGAACGACGAGTGTTGAATAGCAACATACCACGTGGATAAAGTAGTGGATCTGGAGCATCCAAATCTACGTAGTTGTTATTGAGCATGTCCTTAATTTCAGGAATTACGTCATTTACTACGTCGCTAGTTGAGTCACCCATAAAGCGTGCATCAGCAAAGAGGATACCATTTTCACTTGTCTGATCAGTATTATTAACTTCTACCCACTTCTGTTCGCCGTTAACAATTTCCCAACGATATAGCTTTGGATAAACTTCTAAATCACTAGTATCAATCCATAGATCACCATATTCTAGCTTTGAACCATCACTCTGTGCTGTTGGCTCTGTTACTGAGAAAATTGGACCATTTGGATCAGTGTTTGTTAAGTTAAAGCCACGTGCATCAATGCTTACGTTGCGATAACCTTTCCAAGTGTTACCGTCGTGAATCATAACGTCGGCTTCACCTACTTCACCCCAATACCACTTTGTTTTGTCAGCTGGATCACGACCTGGAGGAGTTACACTAGCTGTATATTCTTCTGGAACCCAGTTACTTGCAATGATTGCTTGATTTTGATCTTGGAATACTAATGAACCTTCACTTGATACGTTGTCTGCTGCACGGCAGAAATCTGAAGTTTCAGTAATACCTACTTCATCAAGTGGACTACCTGTTACGTTAGCTAATGCTAGTACACCACCAGCAGTATGGATAAGTGCAACACTTCCATCTGGGTTAACTTGTGCGCTTACATAATCAAGACCCGCAGCAAGAACATCTTCCACAAAGTTTTCTGCTGTTTCACCAGTCATAGTAACTGTTACTGGGGTAGTTAAGTTTTCACTGTTTGGTACGCTATATGAAATAGCAAATGAGTCACCAATTGTAATGGATGGATTTGTTTCGTTACCAGTTACAATAGTTGCACCCTGTCTTGCACGAACAAAAATCTTGTATGTTACATAACCTTGACTTGTTACGTCATACTGTACGTAAACTGTACCTACCGGGATACCTGAACCACCACGTAGCGGATCAAAGTACTTGTTTGCAGCCCAATCAGTTGCTTCTAACTGAACTGGAAGAAGTTGCCAAGTTTCTGTTAGTGCATTGTAACGCTTAACAGCAATGCTTGCACCAAAGTTTGGAGCTGTTGTCTTAACCCAAATAGAACCTGATGGGCGTGGAGTTGAGTCGTTAGCTTTCCACTGTGGAACTTGTGTATGCTTGCTTAATTGGGTCGCAGGGATAGCATAAGGTCCTGCGGAAATTCCAAGTGCTTCGAGGATTTCACCACTATCATTTGCAATGTCTACAATGCCGTCCATTGTGCTGCCATCGCTACTTGCTTCGCTTGTAGCAAAGAGATAAAGCTTGCCGGCAATCTTTTGAGCACGGACACCTGTAATTGCTGTACCGTTAATGTCTTCAACTAAATCATCAACAGTGTCACCAGTTAGCGTAACAATTTGACCGTTAATAATAATAGTGTCACCTGATGCTAAGTTAGTTGGACTTGGGATTGTACCAGCAACTGTTGGAATTAAATCTCTCCAGTCATCTGAACCAACAAGTGCCCAAACTAGTGAACCGTTGCCGTCTTTGCCTTTGTAGAATACTGGGTTAGCGTCGTTTGTAGTAACAACTGCATAATCACCAATATTACCAATAGTGTTCTTTGGTGCACCGCCGCTTAGATCGTCTGTGTTTGTAATAACAATTGGAACAACAGTATCAAATAACTGCTCGGTAGCATCCCACTGGAATATACCCCAACGTGTTGGAGTTAAGTCTAACCAGTATGTCATATCTGATGGAGCAGCAAGTGGGCGATCTCCGAGGCTTGCAAGTTCTGCTAAATCAATGTCTGCACGAATTACATAGCAACGACTTGTTACACCAAGCAAGCTATATGCTGTTAGTAGACCATATTCGTTTAATTCATAACCGTGAATTGGAACGTTATTAGTGTTATTGTAGAACAATGGACTACCAAAGAATGTTAATACATCTCTTTGACTAGTTAACACATAAAGATTGTTTGCATTTGCTGGAGCAGTTGCTTCTGCTATGTTGCCACTTGGGCTCTGCTTATTTTGAGCAGTTGCTACGAACAATAGGGGAATTGTGCCTACTGCTGTTGGTGCATATTGACTTTCATCAATAACTTGGATTTCTACGCCTGGAGAAACTAAAGCCATTTGTCGGTGTTCCTTCTTTACTAAGGATATTTAGCTAGTATAACCAAAAAATAGCTGATAATTAAGGACCTTTAAGAGCCTTTAACTCTTAAATACTAAAAATGCGTCCAAAATGTTCCAAATGTAAGAAGAAACCTGCTGCTATCAATTATAAGCGCAACGACAAAACACATTATAGAAAAATGTGTCGCAACTGTTTAAATGATATTAAAAAGCAAAACGAATTATCTAATCAATTGTTGATTAAGAGCAATTATATAAAAAAGAAAAGCTGTGATAGATGCAACTTTGTTAGTAAGCATCATACACAGCTTAAAATAGTTTATTTGGATGGCAATAAACTTAACGTAGGCAGAGATAATCTAAGAACATATTGCTTAAATTGCATTGCTGAAATCTCAGCAATACCACAAAATAAAAAATCTGATTTAATTCCCGATTATTGAGTCCACACTTTGTTGTAAACGGTTAACTGTTTCGTTATTGTGAAACACAGCATCAAATTCTGTGCCTGCCCAACTGTATTCGCTAGCATGTACATTTGGATAGTTTTCATACATAAACCATTCAATTAATGACGGTTTAAAATTTGAATCTCTTCTAAGCTCAACAAGCTTAGGATACCATTCTGGTAATGGCCCACGTTGCACATTCCAAATTACACCTCCCATTTCTCTAATAGCTTCAATCTCATTAGGGAAACGTGTGTCGGGAATAACAACATTTTTCTTACCTTCAATGCGTTTCATACCTGCAAGAACCCAAATATCTTTGTGCAGCGTATTACGCATTACCTCAGTTCCAATAAACTGTAATACCCATCGGGGGCTTACAAGGTCATATTTGTTTAACTTTTTATCCCACCACGGGTCTATTTCTTCACGCTTAATACGTTGGTCAGGAGTAGTGCCTTCTAACATATCCCTGTCCCACCCAAATAGTGTTGCAGTGATGTCTTTAAGAGGGCTTGCCCAGCTATAACGTTCATAACCGTGCTTGTCAACAAGATGACTTGCAATAGTGTCCTTACCAGAACCTATTAATCCACAAATTCCAATAATCATGTATAATATATAGCAAACTAAAAGTTATTAGCCAATAATAAAACCAAGTGGTTCACCACCATCAACATAATTCTTGAGATCTTCTTCAAGTTTATCAAGCATAGTTTGTGCTTCACTTTTTAAGGATGCGCCATTTAATGTAGTGCCACCTTGTGGTCCAGCAATAGTACCAAATTTTTCGTATGCTTGTCCAAGTATCATTTTACATGATGCAAGTGTATAATCTTTTATCCAAGGGAATGCCATGTAATCAGACAGTAATGTTACGTCTGGCTTATAGTTATACGTATGTAACATAACTGTTTCATCGCTGTTACGAGGACGACGGAATATCATAAGTTCTTTGTTTACTTTGTTAAACTTAAAGTTAATGAAACCACCAAACATTCTCATGCTTAGTTCTTGGAACTGACTAAACAATTCGTAGTTTAGATAACCACCAACACGACCACTTTGTAATAGATACAAGTTTAAAAACCCTGCTTCAAATGGCTCAAATTGAGTTGCACCAGTAGATGTAGTTGAACCAATGCTACGACGATAAACCTGCTTAACACTGATCACTTCTGGTGGTAGTATGTATTTGTCGGTATCAACAATAAGTGGAAGAAAGGCGAAACTTTCTTCCACACTGTTGGCGCTTCTCTGTCTGTATTTTAGCAACGCTTGCTTTAAAGCGGTTTCATAATGAGCTGGATCTAGCTCAACATCTACCATTCCATCAGCTAAGCTGAAACGGACATAATCAAATACTTCTGTTTTTAACTCTTGTAACGTTGCCATAACATTATTTAGTTACAGCAATGCTTTTGATTAACAACTATTAAAGCTGGGCGATCTTTTTGCCAGCTGCATACCCAGCTACTCCTGCGATAGCAGAATTGCGAATAACATTACTCTTTTTGCGACCCCCGCCGCCGGGTCCACCTCCAGAGTTTCCTCCACCTTTAGTAAAAGCACCGATCACTGCAAGTACTACAATAATTCCAATAATCCAACCCATTTTGATCTCCTTTACTGATCAACTCTAAGAATGATAGTTTGGTCATTCGTCCTACCATTCAACTTCACTTCAGTTGCCTTGATCTTATCAAGGAACGTTCTAAGCTGGACTTTGCCGCTTTCTTGGAAAGCCTTAAGCTGTTCCTTTGGCTTGCGGAGTGTCTTAGCGATACTCAGCTTAGGATCCCACCCAAGGATAGTACTACCCTTTACGGTCAAGCTCTTGTCCTGCTCACTTGCAACGTAACGTCCAAGCTTACGTGTCTTAGTGTTATACACCCAAACTTGCGTTGCGTTAACAATTTCTTTAGGCTGTACACTAGTAATGCCAAACTCAGGAAGTTCTTTTTGGAACTTCATCTTACGTGCAAGCTTCTCAGGGCTCTGAGGCTTACGCATACGTGGCTTACGTGCAGCAACTTTAACACGCTTATAACCGTCGAGATCAGTGATAATGTCGTTATACCACTTAATCCAAACGTCAATGTCCTTTTTCTTAAGATGAGCGTAACCCTCCTTAAGCTGGGTATCTTTGCCTTCTTTTACTTCCATCATAAACGCAAGTCGCTCTGCATAGAAATCAATCATAGCAGGAACGATCTGCTGCGGTACATTCTTCTGACGCAGCCAAGTCATAATGTTTACGTTGGGCATCTTACGAGTACGAATAAACTCGTCCTCAATGCACTCAAGGTCACCAATTGTTTCTTCGCGGATTTCATTAAGACGATCCTGAATATTGATTACCTTCTTAGGTTCTTCCTTGGGCTTGTCTTCTTCGTCTGCAATGCCAGCAACGCTCTCGAACAGCTTAGCAAAATGCTTCTCAGTCCATGCTTTGCTGTTTTCATCCCACCGTGCGCCGTCACACACCATCTTACAGAAGGCGCCAACTTGCGGACTAATGAGATTATCACGAATCTTGTTAAAGTCCTTGATCTGCTTTTTAGACCAAACAGACTTAAACACTTCGAGGATGAAGGGACGAAGATCCTTCATAGTGTGGTGATAGTAATAAAAGTAGACGCCCTGGCGCCAACGCTTGGAATGCTGCTCAGGGGTAAGCTTATCTTGGTCGTGCCACTCTGGCATTGGACCAGTAGCCTTAACGTCCATTTCACTGTACTTGCCCTTAAGGCGCCTAGCTTTTGGGCGGACTGCTGCTACGGCAGCAATTTTATCTGTTTTGGTAGCTTTAGCAGCTTTAGCCATCAATCTTCCCTTTGTGCTTAACTTTGCGGGTATAGCCCTTTTTGGACTTTACAACTTGCTTGCGGAACTTGGGCGTCCACAACATTTTAGCAACATGATTACGCATTTGAACACCCCCTTTCCTGTGTTATGCTTTAATTTAGCACAAAACAGGCGTGTGTCAACCGGTATTTTTATTGTACAATTTCAATGACTTAGCAATTAAATGCGAATAGGTCAATAAGAACATAGACTTAGCACTATCGTTCCAAAAATCAATATGGACCATATCGTCATAATAAGGGCGTCTATATGTCCACCCTTTTTCTCGTTTTAAAACATTGGATAGCGTAAACCGTAAACCTTCATCTTCTCTTATTTGGACCATCACTTGCTGATACTCATTCAGTAATAGTTTTATTGGGGTAAGCGGAGTTTTTTGCCCTGGTCTCATATCAACATACTACTGCACAAATCATGCGTGTCAACCTATAAATATATCTAACAAAGGAATATAGCAGTGCCAAGATTAAGCTTATGGAAAGAAGGAGCGCATACTAACGATTATCGCTTCTTTGATGGTCGTATACGTGAAATGTTCACTGTTGGCGGCACCACTATTAATATACACAAGTATATTGGCCCAAAAGAAAAAGCAACATCTGGCGAAGATGCAACAAAACCAAAATATGATATTTGGAACGAGCTAACAATTGAAGATTTGCTCTGGGGTGAAAATACAAATCGTAATTATGATGACGATATATATCCGTTGCGTGGAATTTATACCCTAAGCGATATAGATTTTGATCTAAGTCAATTTGGTTTATTCTTACAAAATGATACACTGTTTATAACATTCCATTTAAACGACATGATTGAACAGCTTGGTCGTAAAATTATGGCAGGCGACGTTTTAGAATTAGTACACCAAAGAGATTATAACCCAATGGATTTAACTAATCCAGCATTTTTAAGAAAGTTCTATGTAGTACAAGATGCAGCTAGAGCAAGCGAAGGGTATAGTCCAACATGGTTCCCTCACTTGTGGCGAGTTAAAGCAACTCCAATGCCTGCTGGTCAGGAATATGAAGATATTCTTAATAAAGATAACGACGGTGATGGTAAACCAGATGGTGATAATAACACTACCTATAACAAAGAAATTGAGATCAACGATGCTATCATCCAACAAGCATTAAATGAAGTACCCAAAGCAGGATATGACACAGACAAATATTACACTGTTCCAACTAATCCTGATGGTAGCTCAAGAGGTGATTGGTTCTTAACCGCTGATGCTGTTAATGTATTTGCTGACAGTACAAATTATACAGTTGATTACGAAGCTATTAGCCCAACTAAGAGTGGTTACACTGGTTGGCTATTAGGGGATGGGCTTGCACCTAACGGACATCAAGTTACTGCATCGACTATATTTCCTAATAATCCATTTGAAGGACAATTTGTATTGCGTACTGATTATTTCCCAAATCGTTTGTTTAGATTTAATGGTCGCAAGTGGGTAAAGATTGAAGATAATGTCCGCACTCCACAATTACCACACACTTCTAAAAATCAAAAAAGCTCGTTTGTTAACAATACTGCAAGCACTAGACTTAGTGATGGCACTACACTCGAACAACGTCAAACATTAAGTCAAGCATTAGCACCAAAGGTAGATGATTAATGAGTCTCTTTTTTTACGATAAACAAATAAGACGTTGGATACAGCAAATCATTGCTGTGTTTAGCCACTTTGAAGTACAGATAGGAGTTGACACTGCTGGTGCACCAACATATCGCCGTGTACCAGTTCGTTATGGTGATATTAGCCGTATGGCTGCTGCTATCATTAAAGAGAACAGTGAAAACAAAATGAATACTGTTCCTATTATGACTGTAAGCATTAGTAGTTTAAAGTATGATAAAGATCGTATTCAAAATCCTACACACGTAGATAAGATGCATATACGTGAACGCAAGTATAACGAGAGTACAAACACATATAGCATTTATCAAGGTAATGCCGTAACTGTTGAACGTATTATGCCAGTACCATATGAAATGACTTTCAACTTAGATATATGGACAAGTAACACAGAACAAAAACTACAGTTGCTTGAGCAAATACTTCCACTGTTTAATCCAGACCTTGAATTACAATCAACTGATAACTTTGTTGATTGGACAAGCTTGAGTCATATTGTACTTGAAGATATTTCTTGGACTAATAGATCAATACCACAAGGAACAGAAGATACGATTGATGTTGCAACGCTAACATTTAAGTTGCCTATGTGGTTAAGTTTACCAGCTAAAGTTAAAAAGCTTGGTGTTATACAAACTATTATTGCTAGTCTGTATGATGCAAATGGTGAAATTAATGAAGACGTTATCAATACTGCTAACCTACTTCAAAATAGAATGTACATTACTCCAACAGGATATAACTTGCTACTTCTTAACGGACAAGCAACGTTAACTCCTGCAATGGGACCAATTGATCGTAGCACTGAACCTGAATCAAACCCAAATGATCCAATTATCTGGCAACCACTTGTTAACTTGTACGGTCAATTAATTAACGGCACAAGTCAATTGCGTTTAAGAAAAGATAATCCAGATACAATAAGTGAAATTGTTGGAACAGTTGCATATCATCCCGCTGACCCAGCTACACTATTGTTTAGTGTTGACATTGACACTATTCCATCAAACAGTTTGCCACCCGTCGATGCTATTATTGATCCACAAAGATCATATCCAACAAAAGGATTACCAGCACCTGTGTTAGGTCAACGTTATTTGATTTTGTCAAGTATCAACAATAGAACTGATGATACATTTGATGGTGCTGATGCTTGGAAAAATAATGCAGGCGAAGATTTAATTGCTGGTGTAAATGATATTATTAGTTACAATGGCTCAGGGTGGGAAGTTGCATGGAGCGCAAGTGGCATTACTAAAATTGAATATGTCACTAACTTGAAAACCGGTATACAGTATAAGTGGGCAAACAATAAATGGCAGAAAAGCTACGAAGGACTTTACCCTGCAGGGCAATGGAGTCTAGTCCTGTAATATATACTATATTATGCCTAAGAAGATACACAAGACTATCAAAGCAGCAGGCGCTCTATTTTTAGCTCGTTCAACTCAACATTATCTATTTTTATTAAGAGATGACGACACTCATACAAACACTTGGGGTTTAGTAGGAGGCAGAGTTGAAAATAATGAACAAATTATTGATTGCTTACACAGAGAAATAAACGAAGAGATTGGCAAAGTCAGTGACATTATCAAAATAATTCCACTCGATTTATATACTAGTCAAGATGAAAAATTTGAATACCATACGTTTGCATGTATTGTAGAAGATGAGTTTATACCTAAACTCAATCACGAACATAAAGGGTTTTGTTGGACTACATTAGATGGTATTCCTAAACCAATACATCCTGCATTGTACAATTCTATACAACTAAACGAATTAAAAGAAAAGCTTAAAAGCTTGCATGAAATTATATATCAGCTAGACTAACAAAAGTCTTTTGATCAATAATTTGATAGTTAGGATTTTTCAATAGATGCTTTGCATTTGGTGGACTTGTGTTTACTCTATAAAATAAAGTCTTAGGATAAGCTGCAATAACTCTGCCTAGATCTTCTTGCCACTTACTATCATTTATTTCTACATTTTCATCAGGATAAAATTGTTTACCTGCATAAATGTGATTTGTTACTCCATCAGGGCATCCATCAAATCCAACTAAAAATACTTTTTTTGCTCCGTGAAAACAAGCAATCATAGCAGCAGTTGAACCTGCATCCATGTTTTGGTTAACAGGGATTAAATTCATAGCAGGATTAATTCTTACTAATTCAGGTCGAGTATAAGATCTATCGTGAAATTCTTTTGGAACTTTGCTAGCTAACAATTTATTTGTTACTACGAGAAAATCTGATTCAAAGTCTGTGTATGCTAAATTGCACCCGTATAGGATATTGTAGTAATTGATAATTTTCTTTTTGTTGCTATTTAAAATTTTATCAATTATATCTGGTGAACGAGTTTTGCCATTTCCAAAAACAATTGCATTGGCATTTTCTCTATAGAAATTAATTTTGTTTGGTAAAAATTCTCTAGATAGTTCATCACCAATAGACCAATTAACCCACTCACCTTCATACTCATTTGACGTTATAGGTGTTAACGGTTTAGATGGAATAACTGGGGCAATTGTTTTAACTATTTTATCTGTTATAAACGGCATGAGTAAATGTTACAATCTACCAACTAATATTTCAATAATTTCTTTTGTTCCATCAGTTTCTTCTAATGCTTTACCAATTAGCATACCGGTTAAATCTTTAGAATAATCTGCTGCTACAGCTACGCCAGGAGTGTCGCCAACTACTAAGAAATCGCCGCGTTTTACTTCACCTTCAACTTTACAAGGAACACGACCAATATATGCAACTGGAACAACAGTTTCACCTTCAAGCTCTACGTTCATTTGAAAACCATGTTCTGAAACTGTACCTACTATTGTTCTACTTCCTTTAGTTGCTATAGTTACTTCTGCTTCTCCACCAATCATAAGAACAGTACCTGGAGAATACTTTTTATCAGCGACATATCTTTCTGCTAAGTCGGCGTATTTTGCTGAGTTAGCAGTACCAGTAATACTAATAGCCCATGTTCCACTTGCTCCGCCACCCGTCAACGTCGGCGAATATGAATTGTAATTACCATCATCGATTTGTGTTCGCCATGCAGAATATGTAGGTGTAGCAGTTTGAATGCCTCTCGAATACATGCGACCAGTAGAGTAGTCTACAACGATCTGCGCTGATGTATCACCTCGCTCGTACAGCTGGATAAAGTTACTATATGCACCACCAGGAGGACCATTGGTAGGAGCAGCATCTACGCTATAGATGCCTGATGCAAGAGCACGTTGGGCATTATAATCTATGTTTCCAATAGGTCCGCCGCGTACTAACCCGTTTGTAATGCCGTATCCAGAAAGCGTAGTTGCTTTTTGAGGTACATCCAACACTGTTCTAAAGTTTGCTGGACTGTAATAACGAATGTAACCATCGCTACTTGCATATATTCTACTAATTGCAGTAGTACCGTTATCTCCTGATGTTGTGTTTATCCAACCGCATTGTATATACCCGCTAGCATCTGTTCTAACAATTTCGTTTGCATTATCTGCTCGGCCGTCTGTATTAACGTGAAGACCATCAACTGTATCTGCATTTAAGTTAGTTACTACAGTAGTTGATGTAACAGCAAGAGGAGCAGTACCAGTAGCAATATTTGATATAAATCGTGTAGCAGAAACTGTACCGCTTGCTTCAAAACTACCAGCATATGTTAGTGGTCCTGAACCAGCGCGACCAAGCTTTGTAGTATTATCTGCGTTACCAAAAACAATATAACCGTTAGCTGCGTTTTGCTGGCCTCGTATATTCAGTGTGTCAGCTTGATCAACATCGCCAATGTAAGCGTCATCACCTACTTTGAAATTCTGTCCTGTACCGTTTGTTGTAGCTTCAAATCTATTAGCAATAACAGCACCGTTTGAGGTAAATGTGCTTGCCGTAACAGCACCGCTAACACCAAGAGATGTAAGTGTACCAACTGATGTGATGTTTGGTTGTGCTGCGGTAGTTACTGTACCTGCTGTAGTAGCACTAGTGGCACT